GCATCGTTATACGCCCGTCACATGTTCAACTTTATTTGCAGAAAAAGGTTAGGGATGCCGTGGGCGGAAATTGGGCGGATAATCCATCGTGACCATTCAACGGCAATCAATTCGGTAAACGAGTTTAGTAACATTTTGTACACCGATAAGGAGGTGCAAAGGCAATACGCCAAAGTGTGTGTGTTGCTCAATGAAGCGTTGGAATAACAAAGCGGGGTTTGGTCGTTTTATAATTAATGATTGAATCAAAAACCATATTAGTACCCACATCGCTCAAGGATGTAAAGTTGCATCAAATGTTGGCGTACCAAGGTCTTAAAGACGACATGGAAGATACCCAACGCCAGTTGGAAGCGGTATCAATTTTTTGTGAGTTGACAATGACCGAGGTCATGGCTATGCCGTTTGATGTATTGCAAAAGGCCGTGGAACGCATCACATTGATGTTGACAGAACAACCAACATTCACCCCCAGGTTCAAAATGGACGGCGTTGAATACGGGTTTATTCCAAACTTGGATGATATGTCGGTGGGGGAATTTATAGACATTGAAACATACACAAAGGAAACCCACGATTTGTGGAAGGTGATGAGTGTGTTGTATCGCCCCGTTACCCATAGCGGACAGAACGGAAGGTATGAGGTTGCACCCTATTCGGCCAACCTTGTCAGTGGGTTTAAGGATTTAGATTGCAACACCGCATTTGGGGCCATGGTTTTTTTTTGGAGTTTAGGAATCGACTTACTGAATTCTATCCAGAAGTATTTGGAGGTGGAGATGGCACCGCAGATGAAAACCGCCTTACCAAAAAATGGGGATGGTTTGGAATGGTCTATCGACTCGCTAACCGAAATTTCCTACAATTGGAAAATGTCTATACTAAGACCATTCACACCGCTTTGTATTGGACCGCTTACGAAAGCGACATTGCGGAAATGGAACAAAAAATTATTAAGCAAAGTTACAAGCGATGATAAATAACCACATAGGAACCGCATTTAAGGTATTCAAAGACATCGCCACGGATGAGGGATGGAATTATAGCCACGGCACATTAACGGAGTTGGACTTCAAAGCGTTCACGGTATTCCCGTTGATGCACTGCTCAATCCAATCGGTATCGCTTACCGACCAAATTGCATCCATCCAAATGAACATAATGATTGCGGATCGTGTGAACTTTTTGAAAGGTGAGAATGAGCAAAAAAACCTAATCACAGTTTACGACAAATACGGGTACACCGAGAATCAAAACTATGCACACATCCTTCAAGAAATGTATGTGCAAATGTCAAAGGGGTTGTGGAAGTTAGAGCAAGACAATTATAGCCAAATACAATTCCAACGCCCCATCGTGTTCAATCCATTTGTGGAAACGATGGATTCAGTATTGGCGGGGTATCAAATAAGTGTCACCATTGACTTAATCAACCCGTGGGTTACTGATGGCGATTGCGTTTAAGAATAGCGTTGCCGTTGTTGCGGATTATTCCAAGAAATGGGCAATTGCTTGTCGGAATATGTTGGAAATAAAACGCCCACGAACTTCTATCCGTGCCAAGTGGAAAAAGATTGGTGGTGGATGGCAAGTTGTGTCAGCAACCAAAAAGACATTCCGTGGTAATTATGTGGCCAGTGGTCAATTGGTGGCATCCATCCAACCCGACCCGAATGGATTGACATTGGGTATCAGTATGAACAAGACGGCCGACTATGTGCAAAGGGGTCGGAAGCCAGGCAAAGGGATTCCATTGGATTCAATGCGTAGTTGGGTTAAAATGAAACGCATCCAACCCCGTGACTTATCAACGGGTAAATTCAAATCAAAGGCAAACGAGGAATCAATGCGGTTTATGATGAATCGCAAAATAAAGTATTTCGGTATTCAACCATTCCCATTTGTGAGCCAAGCAAGACAACAAATTTTACCATCGTTCAACAAGGCATTAACCCAAGCGATGAAACAAGACATTCAAAAAGGACTATTCAAAAGATGAGTTTTACATTTACACAACAACCCGCATCCATAGTTGGGGCCAATTCCCCAATCATTTATCAAGCGTTTGAATCCACCAATTATGCAAATGCGGGATTCCGTTATGAGTTCCAAGTTTATGTGTGGAGTGGCACGACATCCATCCCCGCAACACCGATTGTAACCATTAATAGATTACCCGACCAATATGGAGGTGGAAGGGCGTGGATTGATGTTCACAAAATTGTAACCCAGTACATCACCACCGAGTTTTTGGTGAATGGGACATACAAACCAAACATCGGAAGCGGTGCAAAACGCGTAGCGGTGAAGTGTCAAGGCATTTGGACGGCGGGGTCAACCGCAGTTATCACTTCCAATTTATCGTTGGCCACAAAGGGTTATTCGTATACGGCGGAGGGATTCAATGCGGGAGTGACAAAGTCAGTATTCACAGATAAAACGGCATTGTATTTAACACCATTTACACCAACCGCTTATTTGTGGTATGATGCAACGGTGATTACATCAATCGTCGTGGGTTCGACCACAGTGATTCCAAACACGGTGACAACATCCGACCAAGCCATTCAAGGTATTGAAGTGAAACAATTATTTACCATCGCAGGTTTATTTGGAACCAATGCCAACATCACATTTGTCAAAGCGGGTGATGATGTGGTATTGCCCGTTGTTTTTGATTGCCAAAATAAGTATGGGCAACAAGATGTATTATTCCTAAATCGTTATGGCGTGTATGATTCGTACCTTTTTAACGGGGTATCACGCAGAACTTACAATGTAGAATCCGAAAAATATAGCCAACCAATTTTCAAACAAGCGGATTTGGCTCAATCGTGGAGTTATGGCGTACAGATTGCCACACCATTTTTGCAAAATAGCACGGAAGTAATGACAGTAAACACGGATTGGATTCCCGAGGCGGATGTGCCAATCGTTGAACAGATATTTTATTCCACCAATGTACTAATTATGACGGGAACGGAAGTGTTATCAACACGGGTTATTGACACCGCATTTGAGTTTAAGAAACGCACCAACGAAAAGTTGATTCAATACACCATCCAATTGGAATACAACCAACCTAAAATAAACAAGATTGTACGATGAACATTCGGTTTAGTTTGGAAATTGAGGGGATACCCGTGGATTTATTTAATGACGAAAGTGTTGAATTAAACCGACAATTAAAAGACCTACAAGATTTGTCCACAGTTTGGACAGATTACACCCAGGCGTTTCAGATACCCGCATCGGACACCAACAACCAAATCTTTTCGGATTGGTTTGATGAAAATGTAGTATTGGGTGCGTGGAATCCAAACATCGGAAAGGATGCCACATTACTTATTCATTCATTGCCAGTGTACACGGGTCGGATTGAGTTTATTGGGTGCAAGTACAAAGACGGAATCCCACAATTGTACAATTTGGTATTTTACGGAACGACCAAAAAGATATTGGACCAATGGGGTGAAACATTATTGAATCAAGTTGATTGGACGGCATACAATCACACGGCAAACTATGCCAACATTTTATTGTCATGGGATAACGCATTATTGAGTGGTGACATATTGTGGCCCATTGCAGATTATAACCAAGGGTGGCGATATTCAACAATGGCGGGAGTGAATGGAAACATACGCGACCCCAGGGGTATTGAGGTTGATGATTTACGACCCGCAATTAGGTTAAAGGCCATGTTGACAACGGTATTTGCAGAAGCGGGGTTTACATTAAGTGGTTCGTTTTTATCAAAGGCGGAAATGGACAAAGCGTTTATTCTCCCGATGCAAACGGCGGGGCCATTATACGACCCAGAATATACGCAAGTTGGAACTTTTAACGCAAGTGTAGGGGCATTCACTTACACCCAAACCACATTTGGAAGTTTGGCGTATACCAAAATTATATTCCCAACAGTGATTGCAAACCCATCGGGTAATTATAACGCAGCCACGGGAGTTTACACACCAAACAGATTTGGTAATTACTCATTCCAAGTTGGTGTTGATGTGGTGATTACGGGTGTGGGTAGTATAAACTTCGTGTGGATGGTAAACGGAAGGGTGAAAAAATCCCAATCGTTTAATGCAACAACGGGCGGTGCAGTTCCCGTGCGTTTCGATGCGGTATTATCACCACAAGACGAAGTGACATTTGGTTATCGCACCTATTCAGTCGTTACAAGTCCAGGCCTTATTTATATTTCGTGTTCCAATGCACCACAAGGTATTAATGGAACAACCGTATCAATGGCGGATGCCATGCCACAAATGAAAATTAGGGATTTTGTGAATGGTGTTTTACAAACTTTTAACTGCATATTATTCCCAACGAGTGCAACGACTTTTGAGATACATAATTTGCAAGATTGGTTTAATGCGGGAACGACAAAGAATTGGTCACCGTACATTGATGTAAAGGATATTGAACACGACAAGTTACCCATCCCAAGTATTATATCAATGACCCACAAGGAATCGGAGTGTTTGGCAAGTGAATACTACCGAAACATCAACCGACGGGAATTTGGGTCGATAGCGTTTGAGCCAATGATTGATTACCCAACGGATGAATTTAAGTTAGAAACACCATTCAATGTTATTTGCCCCCAGGTGATGGACGAGGTGAACGCCAATGGTCAAAGAGTAAGGGCAACCGAATTAAACATTCCGCGATTTATGGATAAGGATGATAAACCAGTTCAACAAGATTTGACATTGTTTTATTATGGCGGAAAACAATCAATATCCGATCCATATTATTTTAACAATGTAAACCAATATGTGTTACCATTAATGACATCGTATTCCGCTTATCCAACATTGACTGCGAGTTATTCAATGGCGTTTGGTTTGGAGTATTCCATCAAAGGGGATGCACCCGTTAATTCAATTTATAATTTGTATTGGAAGGAATACCTATCCCGTATGTATTCAACGCAATCAAGGTTAGTTAAAATGACGGGAATCGTACCCGTGGGTGAATGGTTGAACTTCGCATTGAATGACACCATCGCCATAAGTGGGAATTACTACAAAGTGCAGTCGGTTAAGTACGATATGTTGACCGAGATTGCAAACCTTGAATTGATTACATACCCCGATGTGGATATTATGTCATTCACAACCACGGGGCAAAAACCAGTATTTACCGATGTTGTGGTCAATGTCAATGGCAAATCATATTTGAACGATTACGCAGTTGCAAAGGGTATCATGAACTCGTATCATTATGGATCACAAGATTATTTGAATAGCAACCAAGACACGACATTCAACCAAAATAGTGTCAGCGACATCGCCCAACAAATGCAGAGTTTACAAGCGATTGTACAATTTAACCAAATCACAATGTATCGGACCACGGCAACTTCCGTTGCAACCGATTCGACATTGTGGGCGCCAGTGCCACAAGAATTACAAGTATCAATCGGGTATACACAGAACATTACATCAAATTTGGCATTGGCAAAATATGTATGTACCGATGGTGGTCAATACAAGTTCACGGGGATGTGTGCATTTGGTCAAACGGGGAACAAGCAAATTGAATTTGAAATCCAAGTCAATGGGATTCAAACAACGGCGTATGCGTTGACGGATTCGAACCATCACAGTATTAATTTTGATACCATTTTGGATTTATCCACAACCGATGAAGTGACATTTGTTTGGAAGCCACACACGGGGGGATCACACACTATTGTTATTGAAAAATCAAACTTCTTAATACTTAAAAAATGATATTACTCATTATAAAATTAGCACAAGCCCAAGAATGGTATGGGGTATCGGAGACGGTGGAAATTGCCAAAGGTAAAAACCAATACAATCAAACATGGGGTCAAACAACCAAAAGCATTAAAAGGAGAATTAAATCATGGCGGAAGAAATAAATTATAAAGTCAATGTTGACACATCGGGGGTCAAAAAATCGGAAGGGGCGTTTGCGAGTTTTCAGAACAAAGCATCCAAAACCTTTGATGGCATTGGAAGTAAAATAAAAGATGTCGGGAACAAGTTTGGGGAACTACCAGGTTCGGTTGGTGTTGCATCATCGGCATTAATGGGATTAGGCCGTGCCATGATGGTATTGGTGGCAAATCCAATTGGTGCAGTTATCGCCGCATTGGTGGGCGTATTCGCAGCGTTAAAAGGGGCATTGACAAAGAGTGA